GTTTCATCGGGCGCGACATCTTCTCCTTGACCGAACACTCGATGTCGCGCCCTTGGCAGGTGAATGTGAGCTTCCCGTGAATGTCGGCCGTCTTGACCTTTGCCCCCGCCTTTTCGATTGCATGGCAAAGCGTGCTGCTGGCACGAAAGCGATAGAGGTCTCGTTCTGTCAGATCGTCGAGGAGCGACTTCGACCAAGACCAAGGATCGCTTCGGCGCCGCTTGTTCTCCTGAACGCGTTCTTTTTGCTCCCGCGTATGCTCGACGATCCACGCACGGATCTTCGGGTGCAACTTGTCCAGCGGGTCCAAGCCGTCATCGACTGGTGCAACCGGTTCGGCAGCAGGCGGCGCGGCAGGCGGCGGTGCAGCCTCCTTGGCAGTGGCAGGTGGTGTCAAAGTAAGGCCCGGTTCCCTTCGCTTCGGGGGGTGGGCGCCGGGTCCTGCTGTCGGCTTGGCGAACGGACCAGGGTCGGGCGGCAACGGTGGTGCCGCTGGTGCCCGACCGACGGCCTTCTTGGACCAATAGCCAGGAGGTGGATAGGGAACCTGCCTCTTGTCACAAAGTTTCGCAAGGCGCGGACCATCGAGCCCGAGGTTGGGTCCGACCCGATTGAGCGGTTGCTCCCAGACAAGCGCATAGATTTCTTCACGTGACAGGTCTGCTGCCTGCCGTGTTGTTCCACGGTCCATGAAAGCGTCCGAAAGAATCGTCCTTCGGAACAGGTTACTTCGCGTTCGACACAGCCGAAACCGGCAATGCCGCCCACGGGCGCATCAGAGCCCCTTCGAGGATTGGATGCGGACCATGGCGACGCGCGCCGTGGTGCCGGTGATCTGGCGGTTGAGGTCGCTCAGCGCGGCGGCCATTTCGGCATCGCTGGCATAGGTCACCCGCTTGCCGTCGTATTCGACGGTGCGGATGCCCTGATAGCGGGCAGCCATCAGGGCGTCGCGCCAAGCGGTCAGTTGCGCGAGGTCTGCCACCTTACGCCCCGGGGTTCTGGAACCAGCCGCGGTGGTCGATGAACCCAGCGCCGAAATCGAGGATCACCCGGATTTCCACGCCGTCCACGTCCCACCCGGAGCGGCTTTCCACCTGCGGCCCCTCGTTGCCCGAGAGGTAGGCGAACTCAAGCCCGTCGATCTCGCCCGGGTCGGCGGTGACATACCAGCGGGTCGCGCTGGTCAGGCGAGGTTCCACCACCAGCGACATCGCGCCCGAGAAGGGGTTCACATCGGCAGCGGTGGCAGGCGCGATGGTCGCCAGCCACTTCTCGGCCACCGTCTCCAAGGCGGGCGGCACCAGGAGGTTCTTGGGCGTCACGCGGATCACGCGCCCGTCGATGCCCTTCTGGGTGCGCAGCGCAAGCCGGGCGGCCGAAAGGGTGGTGTCCGAGATCGCCCCGCCACTGGCCGCCTTGTTGCCGTGATCGGCATGGAACAGCGCCTTGCTGTCCGAGAGGGTCGGGCCATTGCCGCTGTTTGCCTCCAGAAGGGTGACGAGGATCCGCGCCTCGGTCTCGGCGGCCCCCTGGCCCATGCGGCGGGCAAGGTCCGCGAAGGCGCCGAGATCGTCGTTCACCAGCACTTGGCGGGTGATGCCGATCTTCTTCGCCCAGGTCTCGATCTTGTAGGCTTCGCGTGCCTCAGCCATCGTCCCGGCCTTGATCTCTCCATGCTCGTTCAGCTTCTCCAGCAACGGCGCTTCGCTCAGAATGATCTTGTTCACCGCCCGGAAATCCCGCGCCGAGGTCTGGCGGCCCGGGCGACGGATGCCCGAGGGTGCGGCTTGATAGGCATCGCGAAGGACGCGGCCCACGGTGTTGCCGAGGATGATCGGGAAGTCCGAGGTCGTGTGCAGGGCGCGGGTGACGAGGCTGGCGGGCGACAGAGCCATCGTGGACTCGCCGCGCAGGGTCAGCAGTTCCTTGGCCATGTCCACCGGCGTGGCATAGGCATAGCGTCGGGCCGGTTCGGAAAGCTCGTGGCGCGGGTTGATGCGCGCATAGAGGGCCTCACCCATCTGGCGGGCGCGCAGGGCGGGGTCATCGTGGCTCTCGCCCATCTCGACGCGCACCTGTTCTGTGCGGATCGTGGGCGCGCTGCGGGCCGCCAGCGCTTCGAATGCCGCGCGACGGGCGGTGTCGGCATCGGCGGCGGCGTCGATTTGGCTATCGATCCAAGCCTGGTCCAGCCCGGCGATGCGGGCGATGGAACGGATCTCGGTGTTGATGGTGGCACGGGTCTGCGCCTCGGGCGGGGCAGGGGTGATGGTGGTGTCGGTCATGATGGTCTCCATGCGGATGCGGGCACCCGGGTCAGCCGGGGTGGGGACAACGGAAATCTCGTGGGGCGTCCAGCGCACGGCGGTTAGCACGCGCGCGCCGTTCTCGGTGGTCTCGGCCCATTCCTCGACAGAGTAACCAACCGAAACATGGCGCAGGATCCCGGACAGCACGTCCTGCCAGAGCGGTTCCACCTCGGGGCGGGCCGAAAAGCGGATCAGCGCCGTGCCGCGCTGGCCATCGACGGCGGCGGATTGCACGCTGCCCAGCACGTCGCGGACAGCGGACTGCCGATGGGCATCCAGCACGCTCGCCCCTTGCAGGCGCGACAGGTCCACCGCTTCCGGCGCAAGGCTGAGGCGTTCTATGTATTGGCCAGCCATATCGCGGCGGCGCACGGGCGCGCCGGTGGACCAGATCACCTCGACGGTGCGGGCATCGCGATCGGCGCTGGCCGGGGCCAGATCGGCGCGGCGGGTCAGCAGGGTGAAGGTATCAGTCATCGGCGGTGTCCTCTTTTGCTGCGGGCGCCGCGCCGAAGCTCAGGCCCAGCGCATCCGACCGCGCTTTGTCGACGGCGATCTCGGCATCGACCTGTTCGGCGTCGTAGCCCCGTTCGGAAATCGCCTGTGTCCTGCTCTTGAGCCCGGCGTTGATCGCGAGGATCTCGGCCTCGACGTCCTTCTTCGGATCGACGTAGTCGAACTTGGGCGGGAGCCATTCGCAGCCGAGTTAGGCGGCCGGGTCGCGGTCGAAATCTCGGACGGGCAGATCGCCGGTCAGCACAGCCAGCCGCACGAAGCGTTCCCAGACCGGGCGGCAGAACAGGTGGACGACGACATTGTGCTGCAACTGCTCGACGCGGCGGCGGAACTCGATCAGCCCCGCGCGGATCGAGGAATAGGTGACGCCCTCCAGATCGCCCGAAACCAGTTCGTAGGGCAGGCCCATCCCGGCGGCGACAGCGCGCAGATGGTTCTTGACGAAGGGGCCGTAAGCGTCGTTCTCGGTCGGGTTGGAAAAGCGGATATCGGTGCCGGGTGGCAGGGGGATCAGACTGCCGGGTTCCATGCCGACGGTCAGCGCACCGTTGGTGTTTGTGCCGGAAAGTCCGCCCGCCGTGCCGTCAGGGTCGGTGATGAAGCCGGTGAACAGTGCTGCCACCTTTGCCTTCACCAGCGCCGCGTCCTCAAACTGGTCCAGCTCATGCAGCCGCAGTAGCACGGGCGCGAGCCAGGTGATCCCGCGCAGCTGGCCCGCCGCCAGCGGCTTGAATAAATGCAGGCAGTCGGCTGCAGGCAGGCGCAGGGGCTCCAGCCGCAGGGAAGTCAGCGGATCGCCGGGCCGATCCCGCATCACCCAATAGGCGGTGCGTTGCCCGGCGCCGTTGAACTCGATCCCCGCACGGATGCGCGCGCCACCGCCGATGTCGCGGTGCAGGTCCAGCGGCACTTGATCGCGGTCTAGCAGGTCGATGTGCAAGGGGACGGCGGCGGCATCGGACACCACGCGCAGCCGGGCGAAGCTCTCTCCACCCTGGACCATCGCGCGCACGGCCATGGCCTGCAGCCCATAGAAATCGGCCAACCCTCCTGGATCCGCATGATCGGTCCAACGCAGCCACAGCGCCTGCAGCCGTTCGCGCACCGCCCGGTCGGGATGGGTGGATTGCGGCTTGATCCCCGCGCCGACGACATTGCCCACCAGGCTGTCCACCGCTGCCGCGACCCACGGGTTGTTCCGCGCATACCACCCGGCCCGCCGCGCGGCCGTGGTCGCGCCCGCCAGGATCGCCGTGTTCAGCCCATCGACTGTCCGCGCCCCCTCCCAACGCCGCCCGCCACCCGCAGCGTCAAACGCACGGGTGCCGGGGCGGCTGAAAAGGCGGTGGAGCGGGACTCTGTTGCACAAATCGGCTGATGGCCGAAGTTTCCCTTTTCCCGGACAGACCTATCCTTCGACCTTCGTGACGGGGATGCC